CTCTAGGTCTGATCTTTCTAGGTTTTCTTTTCATATTAATGTAATTGTTTTGGTGTCTTTCGATTTCTTAATTCTTCTTTTGTAAAAAGAATCAATTGTTCTAAAACAGAATCATCAAAAAAATCTATATCTAGTTCCTTTTGATTAAGGACAAAGCCCATAAATGAAAGCATTTCCTGTAAGTCTATAGGTAATTCTTTATCAACCATAAAATTTTTCCTTATTGTATAGCATATCAATATCTTTCATTGATATATCATTAATCTTTTTATTTTTTAATTTTTTTATATTTTTAATAATCCATTTAAATGAATAAGCTGAAAGCATTACTTTATGATTTGCATAGATATGCGCATCAACTGGAAGAAAATATTTAATATTTGAAATATTTAATTTTTCAGCTTCCTTTTCTGGTAACTGTAATTTTAACCATTCAACAAGTAAATGTAAAGCTTTTTTTCTAATTCGTTTAGCTTTTTTTCCATTCATCTTATAACCTCTTTTACATTAGGTTTCTTAACAATCTTAGTAAAATAAACTGGCCCTTTAGCATAATTAAATATTCGTAAACCTTGCCCATCATTTACATCCTTATAACAATTAAACTTATGTTTACAATAAGAACATTCTCTAGGTAACTTCAAGTTACCAGATAGTCCTTCTGGTACTGGCTGATAACAAAAAGTAGGAGGCTTCTTCTTTTTAACAATACTTTTTATATTTTTAATTCTGGATTTTATATTAGGCTTATCTAAATCTTGTGGTCTAAATAAAGTTAACTCACCTGTCTCTTTATTCAATACTAAGAAGCCACCATTATTAGTTTGTTCTGCTTCTTCATAAGCAGCTAACTGAGAAAGATATCCAAAGGGATCATTTTCAGTTAAGGTTTTATTTTTAAATTTCTTAAAAGCATAACCAGATGCGGTTTTAATATCTATAACTTCCCCATCTATTTTACAATCCATATGCCCTTTAATACCACTTACTGAAACTTCTTTCTGTTCATCTTCAACTTTATGATTAGCTAATTTTACAAAGAATAGAATTAAGACTTCCAATAAATGACCATATAAAAATTTAATATATAAACTGGCTGGTATTTCTGATGAACCATTATCAGAATTTATATCAAACCATAGTTGTCTATCAGGTTTACCTATGTTAGACATCCTTAATGTAGGAGATACACTAGAGTCTGTCTTTCTAGGTGTTGCCCATTCTTTTAAAGCAGCTGACATATTAGTACCAAATTCTTTTAAAATAGAATCTGATAATTCTATAGCCTTTCCTTTTGATAAGACAGATATCTTTTCATAAATATCTTCAACTACTGTATCTAGTTTTTTATTCATCATAATTTTCTCCATCTGTTTTATGATCTATAAATCTAAGTTTTCTAGTATCAGGATTATAACCGAGTAGCTGTACTCCTAATTCTTTTTGTGCTTCAGTTCTAGGTGTAGTATTAGTTTTACTTAAAGAGTTATCTTTGCTATATTTATCGGTAAATCCAAAAGTTTTAACATCAATTAATACAGTTTTACCTTTAGGATCTAAGGCAATTAAATCTACTGATCCAGTACAGCCAGCATTTTTAAAAACTTCATAGCCTCTATCCCATAACCAAGTTACAGCATAATATTCTGCTAAGTCACCTTTTCTGGGTGGTGATAACTTAATTTGTTTCATTTCAATTATCTCCTAATATTTTGGAAGACAACCTTCTGTTTCACATAATGGAAAATGAAGGCATCCTAAATGATATACCTCATCCCATTTAGATTTTGGTTTCTTTTCTAATCCTTTACAATTAGGGCAAATGGAATCATCTGTATCCCATTCAAAAAAGCACCCTTCACAATTTTTAATATTCTCATTAATGTGTTTCACTCCAATTATCTCCTATTTTATATTCGCCAGTAAGAGGACAACGCAAGTTAAAATCCTGTCCAGCTTCTTCAATAGCTTCAATACCAAGTTGACCTACTATAGCTGCTTGATCTTCTTTTACTTGTAGTTGCCATTCATCGTGGATATTAGCTACAAAAGTAGCATCCAGATTATTTAATTTAATTTTCTTATATAATAAATCTAATGCCTTTTTCATAGCAATAGCACCACCGCCTTGTAATAAACTATTAAGAGCAGCATATTGACTCCTCAAGAAAATCTTGCGCCCGTCTAATCCTTTCAAGTATCCTTTTTCTGAAGCTCTATCAACTCGTGTTTTAAGAACTTTAAATGATGGGTTACTATTAAGAAAGCGTTCTCGCAATCGTTTACCTTCGTTTCTGTTTCCTTTAACAATGCTTCCAATTTTTGAATCTCCTGCTCCGTATATGAGTGCATATATAAAAGTTTTTGCCTGATCTCTTGATTTAAGTCCAGCAAGTTTTTGGTTAGTGGCGTGAATGTCTCCATTAATAATTTCATTTATATACTCCTTGTTATCCATGTAATGAGCTAACATTCTAAGCTCTAATTGACTAGCATCAATCCCTACTAATTTATAACCACTGTCTACAATCCAACATGAACGACAATCCTTACCATAAGGACTGTTAATATTAGGAACTTGAGCCATATTAGGATATCTATGAGACATCCTGCCAGTAATAGTTCCATTACTTATTACAAAACCATGTACTCTATTATCATCTTCCATTGCATCAATCCATGATTGAATCTGAGCAATTCTTTTTTGCAATAATAAAAACTCAGCTATAAGTTTAGCTTCTGGAATATGTTGAATCTTTTTAAGAGTTCCTTCATCAACTATAGGTTGACCAGTTGGAGTAAACCTTTTAGGTTCCCAACCAACTGATATTAAATACTCACCTATTTGTTTACGTGAACCAAGATTAAACTCTTGAAGTTTCTGTCGCATAAAAGGCTTGAATGTATATGTATTCTTACCTCCAAATAATTCAAAGTCTTTTTGTTGAAGACCATTAAAACTTTCATACTCTTCTTTTGTCAGACCTCGTTTAGATAATACCCCATCTTTTTTAACATATGGAGTTACTAATTTATCATCAACCATTCTAGGTTTAAATGTTTCTTGAACTTCTTCCTCAATTTCTTTTTTACGTTTACTTAAAGAACTTAATAAAAAGGAAGCTGCTTGTTCATTAAATTTAAAACCAATATCTCTTTGTATAGATAATATTTTATTAGCTTTATGTTCTAATTCAATTGATTCTTTAGAGAACCCCTTACTTTCATTCTTTAAATGTTCAAATAATTTTTTATTTAATTGTACATCTTTAGTGCAATATTTTAACATTGCTTTATTATACGTTGTAAAATCCTCTGGCTTGGAATCTTTATGAAATTTTAATCTATACCCCCAAGATTCTAAACTATGTCCACCCTCTCTTACAGGGTTAAATAATCTAGATAAAATTAATGTATCAATAGTTTTACAAGATTTATTTAAATCAACTCCTTTTAATTTTTTAATTATTGGAATATCAAATCCAGTAATATTATGTCCTATAAGAGTATCGGCTGATTTTAAAAAATCTATTCCTTTATCAATTTGATCTGGTTTAAATGTATGTACATTATCATCATTATCAATTGCTACAATACACCATATCTTTGTAGCTTTTAAATCATCTGTTTCAATATCAAATACTACTTCCATTTTAATCTCCTAAAAAGGAACATCATCATCAACTGAGTTTAGTAGCTCATTATCATATTCTTCTGATAATCTACCAGTAGTTTTATTATAAACTAAAGCAGTTGCCATACCAACATCTCCTGTATATCTGGATTTTAATATTCTTAATTTAGTTGTACGGGATTCTAAATCATCCTTAGATTGTTGGTTTCTTTCTAATGCAATAACACAATCAGATAATTGTGCAATACTATGTGATCCCCTAAGATGTGATAGATTAACCATGACCCCGTTTTCATGTCCTTTATCACCACTTACTCTTCGTAAATGAGATACTAAAATAATTCCTGCTCCTGTTTCTTCAACAATACTTCTTACTCTAGTCATAATATTATCTATAGATCTACGTTCATCTCCTTCAGTCAGAGAACTAACTAACATTTGTAAGTGATCTATAACAATCCATTTACAATCACAACCTATAATTAAATATCTAAGTTTAGAAAATATTTCATCAATATCGTTTGTTCCAAAATGAGCATGAACAAAAACATTGTCTTCAGAAAAGACCTTTTGATACATTTCTATCAAGGTATCCTCTTTATATTCTTCCCTAATATGATCAATATATAATCTGGCATTAGCTTCAATAGATAGAATACCATCTACAGTACGTTTCCAATCTTCTTCAAGAGCAATAATACCTACGTTATCATTAGTTTTATTAACAAGCCAATGCTCTATTTCTCTGGTTATACTAGACTTTCCTAGTCCTGTACCGCCTGTTAAAGTTACTAGTTCCCCTTGTCTTAATCCATATAATTTTTCATTCAATCCCTTCCAAGGATAAGGAACACTATCTTTCTTTTCCCTGTGTAAAAAATCTTTTTCTTTTTCTGATACCCTTATGATACCACTAGGCGTATAAACTTTAGCATCCCACCAAGAACGTACAAATTTTTCATATTCT